CCCGCCACTCCAGCATTTAGAAGAGCCGCCGGATCTGTTACTCCGGCAAGGTAGCAAGCTAGAGAAGCCGCTAAAAAAGATCGACCCCAAGAAGCTAGCATAGGTTTTACGTTTTTCATTTTTTCGCCTCGATTTCTGCTCCCGAAACTTGAATTTTAGGATACTTCGGCCTAACTACGCATTTTATAAATTTAGCGGATCTAGTCTTATAAGCTACGCCGTCTCCGTTAGCCTGAGACTTTTCGCCGGTATTTCCTTCGACGGTGTGGATAGTTTTCTTAATTGGGTTATAGGCGTTTATAGCAAGTCCTATGTGTTGAGCTTTACCGGAGCTAGTAAAATCCATGATTATAAGATCTCCGCGTTTAGCTTCTTCGAGCTTAACTAATCGGTCATATTTTAAACCCCAAGCTTCCGTAGAAGCTACGGCCGCCGTAATAGGAATAGCCTGTTTTAATCCGGCTTGAATAAAGATAGCGGCTATAAAAGAATTACACCATGGAAGATTATTAGCTAGTCCGGCTATAGGCGCGAACTTATTTAAGTTATTAACGCCTTCCGTATAACCGACTTCTTCCATGGCTAATTCGATTACCTTGTCTTTATTCATAAAGCAATAAAGCCGCTTCTTCGGAAGTTAATCCAAGTCGATCTAATATAGCTTGGCGTTGAGCGGTTTTAGCTTCCGCGTCGGCTATTTCCTTAGCTTTAACTTCAATTATAGCTTTATTTATTTCTTCTTGAGTTGGTGCTTTACCTTCTAAAATATCCCATTTAATAGTTGAGTAATCATCTTCTTGAAATGAAAACTCGGCATTTGGTTTAAGTAATCTTATTGCTTTAACTAAATCAGACATTAGGCACCTATTTCTAATAGTAAAATCGTAGAGGTTCCGGAGGCTGCTTGTGTTGTGGAACTACCACTATTTGAAATTGTGTGAACTGCTTGTTGTGTTTTGTAAGTAGTTGATGAAGTAGTTGAGGGTGAATCTAAATAACTAAAAGAAATCATAGTTCTAAAACTTATCCCTTGAGGCGCGCCTAAAGATGAAAGACTCGTAAAATATAATCTTCTCGGATCACTTGTTCCGGCCGGAACATAAATATCGGTTGCACCTCTTAATAATTTTATTGCCATACCTTGATCGGCTCCGTCTCGATCAAAGGCACAGAGTTGAGATACCATTACTAACACTTTACTTGTTGCTAAACTGGGTGTTATTGAAGCGGTTAAAGTTGTATCTGCGAAAGTAGTTGAGGCGACATTTGTCGAGGTGCTTGTAGTTGCCTGAACTACTTGCAAAACTTTACCAGCACTAGGAAGAGTAGCCCATTTCATACCAGTAGCTTCCGCGCTATCGGCTGTTAAAACCGTAGCATTAGATCCAATAGCTAAACGGCTAAAAGCGTCGGCTCCTGTTCCGGCTATTAAATCTCCTTTAGCGTCTATAGCTGTAGCCATAGAGTTAGTTACTGTTACAGTTCCAGAAGTTCCACCGCCGCTAATTCCTGTTCCGGCGGTTACTCCAGTTATATCTCCTTGGTCGTTATTTATCCAAGTAAAATCTAAATCGGTAGCCGAAGTTTTACTTAAAATTTGTCCAGTAGTTCCACCGTTTAAATCGGCGAAATCGGTGTCTACGGCTTGGCCGAAGACTTCAAAATCTGCCGGAAGGTCTGTAACTAAATCGGTCGCGGTTGGCATTTGCCAGCCAAAGTTGCTTGTTGGGTTACTCATTTATCCATTTCTCCTTAAGCGACTATCGTCGCATTTATCCACTCTAACGTATTGCTTACAGTATTCCACGTCTCTACCACCGGAACACTCTGCCAAGTCATAGATTGAAGGCTAAAGGCCAAGGGAGAGACGAATAGAGTTATTCCGACTTGATTATAGCTAGCTTGAAAAGTCCAGCCTTCTACGAACCCTTGGAATACACCCGAATTCATATTTAAAGGTAGATCGGTAATATTTACCGGTAAACCCATAAAGACATTTATAAGCGAATCTCTATCCTGATTATCTATTAAATTATTAGTTAGATCATAAGTAATCGCATTAAAGACCGGTTGGGGATAAGCTCTAAGTTCTAAATAAAAAGCGGCCTGTTCTTCCGCGTCGGCGGTGTGTTTTAAATAAGTGTTGAAGACTTGTCCAAGTTGTCCGTAAAGAGCTATCGAATCTAAGTCTTCGGCTTCGTAACTCTGATTTCCGTTAGTTCCGTATTTAATAGTAATTACATTTCTAACGTCGCCGGATCTAGTCGTAATCATTAAACCGGCCGCTCGAGCTTGAGCCGCGCTTAAATCCGTATAACCGTTAACCGATAAATAAGTAGTTCGGTGAGTCGAATCGTCGTAGCTAATCTGGCCTAGTGAATTTTCATGGAGAATTCCTAAACCGCTTAAAGCTATATTTGAAGCTAAAGTATAAACGTCTATAGCCGAAGATCCTCGAGCTATTAAAGTGTAATTTCCAGCTCTATCTATTTCTCCTAAGCCGGTGTTTTCCGCGTCTTCCCATTGAACGGTGGGGTCATAAGTAGCCCAAGTTAAAGCCGCCGGAACACTCTGCCATTGAGCAAATAAAACAGTTTTTAACACTTCGTAAATTTGATCTCCGTCGCCGGCTTGGGCTAAGTTATCTAAATATAAAGCCTTGGGTAATCTAGCTAGAGCTCCTAGAGCTGTAATTGTGTAACTCTGAGAATAACCCACGTTACCGATTTCGGAAATACTTAATTCTAAATCTGTAATAGTTCCGCCGAAAATTGGCACGTAAACCAAAGCCGAATCTTGAAGCTCTATAGATACGGTTTGATTTATTTCAAAATTTAATAAAGTCTGGTCTAAATTTATTAAAGTTAAATTAGCGTAGCCGGCGACGGCTTGGGTATAAATATCGGTTCGGCCGGACGTAATAGTTAAGTTAGCTAAAATTAAATCCGTGTAATCTACCGAATTTATTTTTAAACGCCATACCGGAGAAAAGTTACTCATTAGGCGGTAAAGGCGAATTGGCTCGCGCCTTGAGTTCCTCGAGCTTGGGATCTATTTAATAGGTCGATAATTTGACGCGACACGCTCTCACCGTCCAAGGCTCCGTTTACGGTTATGTTATAAGTATTACCGCCGCCTAAAGCGGAGTTAGGCGTAATCGTTCCGTTAGAGCTTGGCGTAAATAATTCGGCTCCACGCTCTCCGACTAAGTAGCTAGTTCCGCCCATTACCGAACCGCCGGAAGCTCTGCCACCGCCGAAAGGATTTAACTTAGAAGCTATAGATCCTAAATTTATATTACTTACTAAAGCTATTAAAGTTCTAATTCCACTTATAGCCGAATCTACGATATTGACTAAAGTAGCGAAGATAGTAATTATTCCAGAGATTACACTTCCTAAAACTTCGAAAGATTTACCTAATACAGTTCCTAAAAACGGAGCAAGATATTTAGAAGCGAATTCAAAGAACGCTTTAAATAGATTAAATAAAGGCTCTAATTTATCTTTATTATTTTCTAAAGATTTACTTACGCTTCCGAACGCTTTAGAGATACCAGCTAAAGCCGGCTCGAAGAAGTTAACTATTGCCGGAATTAAAGTTTTAGTAATAAACTCCCAGTATTCTTTAAAGACCGGAATTAAGACTTCCGTAAAGAAGGTAGCCAAGTTACCGAAGACCGGAGTTAATTTTTCTCCTATTGACGTAGCTAGTTCGCTAATTACCGGAACTACATTTTCTACGAATAAAGTTAGCATAGGGGTAATTGCGTCTATTACGAAACTTCCTACCGTCTCTTTAGCTTCGTTAAAAACTATTCCTAATCTTCCAAGTTTTCCGCTAAAAGTATCGGCGGCTATGGCGGCTTGACCGCCGAAAGTATTAGATAACGTTTTAGTTACTTCGTCGAAGGACATTGTTTTAAGTTGCGCGGCTGATAATCCTACGCCTAGCTTTCCTAGACCGGCGGCGTTACCTTCGTAAGCTTTACCTAAAGCCATGGATACCGCTTCTAAACTTTTACCACTTCCGGCAGAAATATCTAAAGCTAATCCTTGTAATCTCTGAGCTTCGCTAACGTCTCCAGTAGCTCGAACTAGACGCTCTAAGCTCGGCCTTAAAAGATCGTCGGTAACGTTATTAGCTATAGAAGTCTTAGTAATATAACTTTCCACCGCGAGAGTTTGATTTTTAGTAGCTCCGGTAACGTTCATTAAAGTAGCGGCTAATTTAGCTTGAGCGGCTTCGTCCTCGGCGGCGGCTTTTACTCCGTCTACTAATAGCTTTCCAGCATAAGCAACGGCGGCGGCTCCGGCTACGGCGAAAGCTAATCCGGCTTTTTTACCAAAGTCTCCTACTTTAGACCCAAAGCTCTCTACTTCTTTAGAGCCTTGATCTAAGCCTTTAGATAAGCCGGCGACGTCGGCAAGTAAGGAAAGTTTAAGGGTTCTAGTTCCGGCGGCCATTACGTCCACTCCTTAATAACGGAGTCTAAAGATTCTTCCCATTTAGCTATAAGATAAGGCTGTTCTTCTTTAAGTGTTGGATAAATAAACCAGCCTTTAGAACCGCCGCGATCTCCCTTACCTGACCAGACGGGAAATTGTTTATATTTATTAGATCCGAAT